CCTACAATCCTACAATCCTACAAATTGTTTTTCTTTTCAAACCTATAATATACATATATACCTATAAATCAAATAGTTATATTATTATTATAGGAAATAGGATTTAATTGTTTATTTGTAGGATTGTAGGACGTTGTAGGAAATAGGATTTTTCGTGTTTTTTTCTATTTCGGATTCGTCTTCCTACAAAATATGTGTTTTTGTAGGATTGTAGGACGAAAAAAGAGTGTGAAATAATAAAACTTTTGAGTGATAAAATTTTGTTATCTCATTGATAATCTGTAACTTTGCGTTAATTAAGTCTAATTTTGTAGGAATGTAGGACGGTAGGACGGCTAAAAACTAAAAAAGGATATGGAGAAAAAAAAATGGTCTGCGAAACGAGTTGTCACAATTCAAATTGAACAGTACCTTGCAGAATATATAAGTGCAAAATATTGTAAAGACACAGTTACTGGTGGTGTCAAGATTCCAAGCACCACAGATCTATACTTCTGCGTATGGGAGAATATGACCAAGCAACGCAGCAATCAACCCGATGTCGTAAATGGCAACCTCCGTATTCACCTACCACAGCGCAAGGCTGGTGTTATCGCCAGCCCTTGGAAAGATCCTGCTTATTACAATTACCTATCTCCAGCAGCAGCTAAGGAAATAGAAGCTCAGATACGAAGGATGTTCAACTTCGAGCTCCACCGTGTTCTGTTGGAGAATGAAGAGTTCGGTCGACAGAAGAGAAACCTCGATATCATCTATGACTTCATTCGTAGCTATCAATTGAAGTCTATATCTTCAGATGCATTATTGAAGAATTACTACCGCTTCCGCAACCGACTTAGACCCAAGAAGGTTCGTAAGTATCAAAAAGTTGCATGTATTTAATATTTTTTAATACATACCAAACTGTTGTTTTTGTCACTCAAATATTTTATGATATGTTAGAATTTTTAAACACCGTACAAGTGAGACTTGTAAATCCAAATAGAGAAGGAAAGAAGAAAGTGTATGATTTCGTTGCCGATACCTTCACGTATATACCACAACTTACTGACAATGAAGCTGGTAATTATTGGAACTGCGATAAAACCATAGTTATAGACTTACCCAACGAAGAAACTCGCAGGACCTTCGCAATAGAGAGAAGTGCTATCGTTACAATCAAAACATCTGATAGGAAAACTCATAACATCGGAACATCAGATATTCCTGCTCGAGTTCAGATATCTTCAAATTTGAACTCAGTAAACCTCGTAATCAAGTGTAAAATGCTCACAGACCCCCTTCTGTAGGTCTTTTGCCTACACCTTATTATATAGTAAATTCGCATCAAAAAGAATATTGATGAAAGAATTACAGTCTCTACTCTCATCGGGAAAGCCCTTGTTTATTACCATTGACGGATTCCGACAGGCGATGCTGACCGCCTTTCCGCTCAATGGTAAGACACCCGAAAAACCCGAAGTGAAGTCAGCATTCGGTATGACAAAGGATGAAATGATTACTTATCTTGGTAGTCATACTCGGTATCAACTCGAGTCACATCTTGCTCTCTTGGATATTCAGAAGATAACGAATCAAGAAAACACCGCTCCTATTACCCTTACAGATGAGTTCAGTGATGAGCAACTGCCTGATAACAGTATTGCTTATCACCGTGTGTTCGGTACTGTGATGTCTGATTCGTATTACTACTTCTCAAGTAAGCAGTTGCAATCAGACCTGCTTGCAGCTGAAGCTAATCCGCAAATATCTTGTCACTTCCTCCACATCAATTCACCAGGTGGTGAAGCGTGGTACCTCGACCGCTTGAGCGAAACACTACGCAGCTGCGAGAAACCTATCCTCACCTTCTATGAACAGATGTGTTGTTCAGCTGGATATTACATCGGATGCCACGGTCAGCGCATCTACGCTATGACACAGAATGACTATGTAGGCTGCATAGGAACTATGTGCAGCTTCTACGATTTCGAAGAATACTTTGCGAAGCTCGGCATTAAGAAGGTAGAAGCAAAAGCAACTAAGTCTGACTTGAAGAACAAGGTCTTCGATGATCTTCGTAAAGGTCAGGATGAGCAATTTGTGAAAGATATACTCGATCCAATGAATGCACAGTTCTTAAGCGAGGTTCGTTCACAGCGTAGTAAACTTGCAGACCTTCCTGATGATGCTCCAGTCTTACGTGGTGAGACCTTCTATACTCCTCAGGCTATGGAACTCGGTCTGACAGATGGTAGCAAGACAATGATAGAAGCAATCGTTGAAACCTCTACGATGGGTCGTGAATATACTGAGGCAAAGAATCTTAAAACTGCCGTTTACAATATATAAATGTATCATTTTAATTTTTAGTTATTTATGAGTTTAAAAGAAAAACTAATGAGTGTCATTGAGATGCTTGGATTCAAGCAAAAGTTCGAAGACAAAAGCCTGACAAAGGATGAGTTTAACTCACTCATCGCAGAGTATCAGAAGAAGTACCAGAGTACGCTTACTGATGACATTGCTTCTGAACAAGCTGCAAAGAAGACAGCTCAACAGGCGGATGAGTTTCAGAAGATGCTGAACACCATTCAGTCAGTTCTGAATGGTGGTGAGCCTTCAGCAGCAGCTGATGATAATGGTGAACAGCAACCTACACAGCAAGGCAACGCTACTCTTGAGGGTATCCTTGAGGGTATTAAGGGTATGCGTGCTGACATTCAGGCAATGGGTTCTAACCCTGCACCTGATGTTCCTGCGCAAACAGTGAATACTATTCCTCTAAGTGTTAATGGTTTCGCTAATACTGCTGATTATCTCTTCGGTGTTGAGCATCCTTTCTTCTCAATGAAGAATCGTTGGAATCAGATTGCAGCCAACCCACGTGCAGCAGCTGCCCTGCCAGAGGTTGACGAGCAAGTAGATGGTGCTGCCTTCTATAAGGAGGTTCGCAATTATGCTAATTCACTCAAGCACCGCTATCAGTACCTTCAGCAGAATAAGATGCTTGATGCAGCTGCGCTTGCAAAGGGAACTTACGCTACGAACTACGATGGAGTGGACAACGCAGGTCTTGGCGATCAGTTCGTTGTACTTCGTCAGGATGCCCTCATCGCACGTGTTCTACAGGTGCGCGATCTTACTCAGTTCTTCCCAGTCGCTTACGGTTACCAGGACCGTGGTCTTGTTTTCAACGCCTTCTTCGATGAGGTTTCACAGGCTTACCAGTCTGGTGAGGTCTTCAAGGGCGGTATGAAGATTGAGAACCACTATGGTTACGTTGACGACGCTATGATTAAGATGGAATGGGGTCCAATGAAAGAAATCGAGCGTAAGTACATCGGTTATCTCAACAAGGAAGGCTCTGACCCTATCAAGTGGTCTATGATTGAGTATCAGTTGCTCAATACCCTCCGTGCTGCACAGGTTGAGCAGAACAAACGCCGTATGCGTGGTATCTACGTGAAGCCTGATAAGGGTGTTGCAGGTAGCTACCTCAATGCTGCTACTGGTGTTCTCTACACCTTGCTGCGTTATGTTCATCAGTACGACATCAAGCCACACGATGATGGTACATACCGCACCTATACACAGGCAAGTTTCCTCGCTTCTGTTCAAGAGTTCATTGCTGACGTTCGTGCCTCTATCACAGAGGACATGGACCTCGACAACCACTTCATTTACTTGAATAAGAACCATCAGGCATGGTGGATTAAGAACGTACGTTCTACTTACGGTAAGGATACAGACTTCACTGGACCTATGGGTGCGTTGAGTGTGGTACCAGACACTACAATGCGTATCATCTGGTTGCCATACCTCGGTCAGACACCGTTCATGATGTTGCACGAACCAGGTAACATTCAGTTCTTGGAGTTTGTTCCTGGTGAGATGCTCTCTGTGAAGATGCAAGAGAACATGGAGCAGGTTCGTGCTTGGAGCGTATGGAAAGAGGGTACTTCTGCTTCATTCACTGGTCGTCGCTTCTCAACTAAGGATGAGATGGACAAGAACAACTACGAGTGGCAGCAGATCTTCATCAACCTCTTTGCTGCAACTATCACCGATAAGGTGGATGGTAACAATGGATTCTGGCAAGTCACAGACAGTACCACAACACTGACAACTATCACCGATATCGAGAATGCAAAGGCTGGTGTAGCTTACTGCATCGAGTGCGGTGATAAAACAAAGTTGCCAAAGATTACCAATAGTGGTAAGTTCGATAGCATCACGGCTGCCTTCACCGCTACAGCTGTAGGCGACTACATCATGGTGATCCTTGGTGCTGACAACAAGTTCCGTGAGTTGGAGCGTTGCGTCGGTGGCAAGCGCACCATCAACAAGGAGTTGCAACCTAACGTACCAGGTGGACGATAGATGAATGACTAAGGAACTGGGAGGAAAGTCGATGGAATTAAAAGCTCGGAACGGCTTACCTCTTCAGTTCCTTTCTTAAATCAATAATTATCATTAATAGAAATAGAAATGAAAAAGCCCAATATTCAGAAACGCTATCGTGCGTATAATCCTATGAAAGGATTTAACTACGCAAATCGTCAGTCACGCAATATGTTCATGGCTACGTTTGCTATTTTTGGCATCCTCATGCTCGTAGCAGCCTTGCTTGACCATTCTCTCGGTGCTGCTGCTGGTTCAGGTGTTACCTTCGCCTCTATGGCATTGCTCGGTCACGTAGACGATGTGTCTGATAGAGATACACACGGTAGTGCTATCTCTTACATCGTATATCTCATTGCGCTCGATCAAATCGACCGCACCAAGGAGTTCCCACAACCTAACGCTAATCGTGAGGTTGCGCCTGTTCCTTTGAAACCGAATGAGATACCACACTACTTCGAGGCACACGACATTCCAACCTTCACTGGTACCACAGAGAAGGGCGACATCACTACCACAGGCGAAAATCAGCTTGTAATGGTAATGGGCGGAGCTCGTGCAAACCTTTACAACTTCATTGAGGAGTACAGCGGTGGTAAGTTTATCGCTCTTTACAAGCACATTAAGAAGAAGGAGTGGTACATCGTTGGTGAACTCGAACGTCCTATTATCCTCTCTAACACTGAGACGAAGGACGATAAGGACGGTCGTTACACCACCCTTACTTTCAAGCGTAGTTCTGTAGACCTTCCACTGATTTACACTGGTAACCCAGCTGTTACCGCTGCTACCGCTATCAATGCGGATGCTACAGATGTAGCTATCACAGCAGGCAGCAACACTTACACGATTCCAAATGGAACGTCAGCAGCTGCTGCTATCGCTACGGTTAGCGGACTCAGCAAGAACGATAAAGGTAGATACATCACACTTGTTGGTGCTGGTACCGATAAGGCAGCCACCATTGCTGACGGTTCTACCTTCGTACTCGAAGAGGGTGCTACCTGGACAGCGAAGACAGGTGCATCTATCACCTTCCGTGTTCTTGACACCACAACACTTGTCGAGGTCTCAAGAACTGAAGCCTAACCTCTCACCCCTCCCTGATACGGGAGGGGAATTATTCACCATTTTATATTAAGATATGTACAGCGCAAAAGAGAAATTAACGCACTTCCACAAGTTGGTAAGCCCCACAGTTGTGGAAGCCGACCTTGCCCTGCTGCACGAGAAGGCACCTCACCTTACCGATTTCACACGCTTCGACCTCTCGCCAGAGAAAAATCACGAGGAGATACTCTTCCTTCTTCTTGACCATTGTGAGCACGACGAAATCGTACGTAATCGACGTGAGTATGCTAATCAAACAGCCGACGAGGATAATGATAACAACAACGCCAATAACTCTTCTGAAGATGGCAACGAGAATCCTGAGATACCTAACGCTAATGGAGATGAAAGCCCTGACGGTGGCGAAGGCGAAGGCGACGAGAACCCATCGGAAGAAGAGGGTGGCGATGATTCATCTGAAGAAGGTTCTGAAGATAACAAACCTACAGAGCTACCATCAGAGGAACCTACTGCCCCTTCAGAGGATAAGAACGACGATTCTTCTAAGAAGGAGAAGGCGAAAGCAACTCCAAAAAAAAAGAAGAAGAGTACCCGAAAATAGACTGGGAAAACCTTACTGATGCGGACGTGCAGATGGCAACTGTTATCTATAACGACCGCATCAACACTTGGCGTAAGATGAAGCAGCTCGACGAATTGCTGGAGACAAAGCCCACCGCACAAGCCGTAGCAGAAATGGCAGAACTGCGCATCCGCAATCTTCAAGCATTTGCCGAGCTGCAATCATTCAACGACACTGGTAAGTTCCTCTGCAAGCACCCGATACTCTTCGGACGCTCAGAGATAGCCCAGCTCATAAAGTTGCTCCGCACTGATCCTGCCGAGTTCCTCCGCCAGCACAAGAACGTTCTCGACAACATCAAGCGTTATAAGTCATTCGTTAAACGCAAGGATCGTAAAGAGAAAAGAGAGGCTGATAAGCGGAATCTCGAAAAGTACCAAGAGAAAGAGCGACTTTTCAAAATGGTTCTTGAACAACAAAATAAATAATTACAATGGAAAATAGCATAAAAGTTTTTAATTTGGGCGGTTTGCCTACTGCCCCGCTGGACTCTTTTATCGAACTTCAGGAAGATTTCAAAAAGCCTGATGCAGACAAATTATCGAAGCTACAGATGCTCATCATTACTCGTGGCTTCAAGTATTCATTCAAAGTGTGGAAAGATTCTGAAGGTAAACTTTGGATTATAGATGCACACCAGAGGCGCAAGGCTCTTCTTGGACTTCGCTCCTATGGATTCAAAATCCCAGAGATTCCTTACGAGGAAATCCAAGCATCTAATAAGAAGGAAGCTGTCGAAGAAATTGCAGCTTATAATTCAGAGTTCGCTCAAAAGAATCCAGACACACTCCTATTCACTAAGTATAACATCAGTGGCGATGACCTTGCTAAGTTCAATCTTGGCTATGAGGTGAAACAAAATGACTTCTCAATCGGTACAGATAAACTATTTGCCTCAGAAAGTGACACTGTTGATATTCAAGAAGATGTTGTTGACACAATTCCACAAGAGGATAATGAAGTGTTTGCTCGTCCTGGAGATATTTTCAGGCTTGGGAATAACAGATTGATGTGCGGAGATTGTCGGTCTAAAAGCGATATCGTAGCACTAATGAATGGACGTGTTGCTGATATGATTCTCACTGATCCTCCTTATAATGTTAATTACGAAGGTGGAGGAGATAGCAAACTTACCATACAGAATGACTCTATGGAGAATGACCTCTTTCTTCGCTTCTTGCAGTCTGTGTTTAATGTTATGTTTTCCATTGTTAAGCCTGGTGGTTCTTTTTATGTTTTCCATGCAGACTCAGAAGGCGAGAATTTCCGCAGAGCTATTCGAGAAGCAGGATTCAAAATAGCACAGTGCTGCATTTGGGTTAAGGATTCTCTTGTAATGGGTCGACAAGACTATCAGTGGCAGCACGAGCCTTGCCTTTATGGTTGGAAACCAGGGGCAGCTCACTTTTGGAACTCCGACAGAAAGCAGACTACCATTTGGAATTTCGATAAACCAAAGGCTAACAGAATCCATCCGACTATGAAACCTATTGCGCTGATGGCGTATCCAATAACTAATAGCACGAAGAATGGTGATGTAGTTGTTGATGTGTTCTCAGGGTCTGGTTCAACCATTATGGCATGTCAACAGACAGACCGCATTGGGTATGGAATGGAAATAGATCCTAAATATGTGTCGGCAACTGTACGAAGATTTATGTCTATGTTTCCACAACAGCCTATTCTGTTAGAGAGAGATGGCGTAGTCTTATCGGAAGACGATACTAAAAAAATAATTCTATGTCAGAATTAGTTGTAAAAGAGATTCTATCAGATGAATATGTAAATCAAGTCAGAACGTTCGGGGCGTTAAACTATACCCCCGAACGTATTTGTCAGCTACTTGCTTTAAGGAAAGCTAAGCGAGAAGCATTGCTATATCGCATAACGCTTCCTGGTGATATTTATTTTGAAGCTTACCAGCAAGGTCTCGCACTTGGAGAGTATAACATAGACGCTGAACTTGCTAAGAAGGCTGAGAAAGGTGATAACGACTCTATTACTTTACTCGAGGAACGTAAGAATGAGCGTGCAGAAAAAGACCTACGAATGAAACTCTTTGGAATATGAAAAGCGAAATTGAGAAGTTAGACACCATCCACCCTGACCTAATATCTGCATTCTTGACGAATGGAGATTGTGAAGGCATACCTCAAGATGTTAAGTTGTTCTTGCAGCAGCTGCAATGGTCTGCTGAAATCTTCGAACACGAGCGTAATATTACGAGAGCAGCTAAGAAACTGAAGCTTCGTATTAACGCTGAGCAACGGATAAAGATAGAAGAGCGCACTTGTATGGCGAGAATCTATCAGGCAATCAACTACTTTCAGGTTGACTGCAATGTTCCTATAAAGGTTTGGGAGAGTAATTTTGCAAACAAATATGAAGACCTTGCTAAACTCTGCGCACTTAATCGCGACTATAAAGGTATGAAGTCGTGTTATGATGCTGCTCTTGAGTGTCGTCGTCGGTCTTCGGAGATAGCAGAAGCAGATAGGGATTTAGGTGTTCTTTTCTTGATTTCTCCTGAGCTCACAGCAGAAGAACTTGGATTTTCGAAGAAGAATCTTAAAGAAATCGCTGCTAAGCACAACGAAGGTTTTTATATTAAGCTTATCGACTCTCTTCCTGTTGAGAACAAGGAGAAGAAGCGACTGCTGCGTGATGCTGATATTCAAGATGCTGAAATAGTGGAGGAAATTCAAAATGACTGATGAAATTATAAATAACGAACAGCCTACAGTTGACTTCGAGCATTACTATATGAATCGTGTGCAGCTGTTGGCGAATATTATCGACCCGAATATGCTCTATGCAGAGTGGGCTCGTGCGACGGGTAAGACGGAGGGCGTTATCGTTCCACGTCTTATCCGTGTAACAAATGATATGCCTGGTGAACTCTCGTTCCTTGTGCATAAGACTTACGTTGCGCTGATGACGAACGTCTGGCCTAACATTCAGGCATCGTTCTCTCGTCCTGTCATCGTGAATGGTAAGCAGCGAGCAATGTTAGAGTATGGTATCGACTATGTGGTCGGTGAAGCAAAGCTACCTTCTCACTTCCGTCGACCACGCTACCCTATTGCCTACGCTAAGCACTCGGTCATCTTCCGCAATGGTGCGCACCTTCAGTTAGTATCTTCTGATCAGCCTGAAAGTGTCGCTGGTCGTAATGCTGTCCACGCTTTCGTCGAGGAGATGAAGCACAATAGCGGTGAGAAACTCAAGTCACGACTCTTCCCTTCCCTCCGTGGTGGTCCTGCTGACATTCGTCGCTCTGCCTACTATGAAGGTGTGACAGGTGTGAGTGATACGGCACGTGTCGACCTTGGTGAAGACGATTGGTTCGAGGAGTACGAAAACAAGATGGACCGACAGCTCATCGAGGAGATAGCCAGTGTTTCACTTGCTATCAATCAGTCGCTTTATAAACAGTTTATGCTTCAGCAGGATTTGCGCAATACGAAGAACCCTGTCACAATGGAGAAGATAAGACTGGAAAATGAACGTCTTAACGCTTTTGTTGCACGCTGGAAACCACGCTTGGCGGATATGCGAAGAAACGCTATCTACTATATCCGTGCTTCATCATTCTGCAATAAGGACATCTTGGGTCCTAAGTTCTTCAAGACACAGCTCGATACGCTCGACATGGATGAGTTCTTGACGGCTATTTGTGCTATTCGTCACAAAGAGGTGACTAACAAGTTCTTTACGACCTACGACCACGAGCGACACCAGTTCAAAGATAGCTATATCTATGACCAGATACTGAAGTTGAACCTCAAAGACCACTTCACACTCACCGCTCGCTATCTTCGCCACTACGATAAGCGTGAACCGCTCTATATTGGTTACGACCCTGGTAACTTTCAATCGCTCATCGTCGGACAGAAAAAAGACTATGGTAGTCGCTTTGACATCATCAAGGAATTTTGGGCTTACATACCCGACGACCAGCAGAACCTTGCGCAGCAGGTGTATTCTTTCTTTGGTACGGATGCAGTGAATAAGGTGATACACCTTTATCCCGACCGTGCAGGTAACAAGACACGTGAGGAATTAGAGCAGATAACTACTGACTCACTGACGATGAAGGCAGCCTTAGAGAGTTACGGATTTTCAGTTATCCTTTACAACGACGGTGCACCGACCATTTACCACTGGCAGCAGTTCCGCCTTTGCCAGTTGCTCTTTGGTGAGAAACTTCCTTTGCTTCCGAAGGTGCGAATTGATGAAAACGAATGCCCTAATCTTTGCAGTGCAATTTTGATTAGTCCGTTGAAGAAAACCAACGGTAGAATAGAACTCGACAAAGCTTCAGAGAAAAAGGAAGAACTCAAGCGAAGACCAGGACTAACAACGCAGCTACCAAGTGCGATGATTTACCTTTTATACGGTCTTTATTCTGACCTTATTAAAAAGGAATTAAGCAGTTATCCCGATGATTTGCCCGAAAACCTTACTATTTAACGGCTAATATTGTAGCGAACGTAACATAAAAAGTGTCTGAAAATCGACAATAACGGGGGTTATTTACATCGGTCAAAAACTTACTTTGTTGTGTTTCAGTGGGTTACGTTTTGAAAATCAAAATCAAAAATAAACAAACGACCGAAATCACCACGCACCGCTGAGTTGAGGAAAAGAGGTGCAACGTTACAAAAGTTGGGAAATATGACAGGGAGGGGATAAAATCGTCCTTTGTTCCCACAGCGATTTTCAGTAATTTCGCAAGTAATGGAGAAGACAATTGAATTGAACGGCATTGATGCAATGCAATGGGCAAGGGAGATAAGTAGAGTACCACAAGGTGACTTCACTATCTGCTTCTTTCCTTACGCTCGCTCACAGGGTATGGCAGGCGAGCAAATGGTAGTCAAGGAACATTGCAAGTACCGCACACAACTACCAGACGAGTGCTTCAAAGTCGATTCCGAGAACTACTTTCTCTTCGAGGACCAAGAGGGAAACCCTAAGATGTGCTATCGCATACTCATCAGATACATGGGGTTCCCACAAGACGGATATAAACTACATAAGATAAATTGGTTATGACAGATAGTATTGAACTGCACGGCAACGCTGGACTCTACGTCATGGACGGCAATACCTTCTCCTTTCAGATTGGAGAAGGAAGAGAGTTGTCGACAAGCCCAGGGCTACTCGTACCACAGGGTAGACAGACTTGCCTACATGAACACCAGTGGATGAGTGTGAATGGATACCAAGTGTGTATGCGTGGTATGAACAACGCACTGTGTGAAGAGGTAACGATGGAGATAAAGCAGAACCGCCTGCTGCCTCGCTTGTATAGCAAGGAGATTAAGATGCTCTATGGTAATGGACCATGCGCCTATATGCAGACAGTAGAAGGTGGTAAGCTGCGACGTGAGTACACCGCACTACCTGCGTGGGATGAGTGGATGAACTCTTGGCAAGATCGTGGTATGGAAACATCTGCACAGGAGTTCGCTAAGACCTGTATCAAGAACTACTACTGGTTCGGTGATTACTTCGTTAAGTGGAGGTTCTCACGTGGTAAGCGTATTGGTATGTTGCCAGTAGCTGGATTAGAACCCTTGGAGAATAAGCACTGCCGTCTTGCTACCACTCGTAAGGATGTAGCCTACGATCAGATTAATTATGGCGACTTCAATAACATAGCTGTAGGACGGTGGACATACGGATTAGGCAATTACAAGATATACCCTAAGTTCGCATTGTCAGAAGTTGACAACTATCTATTCGCTGCTGTGTCACACCACAGAGAGAAATCAGTCGACGAGTTCTACGGTGTGAACGAAACCCATTAGGGCGCACGTCCATATATTCAAGGTAGTAACAAGACCGCCTCCTACATTAACTCCTTCTTGCGTAATTCCCTTGCAGCGAAGATACACATCATCATTCCGAATGCGTGGGTGTCAAGTAAGCGCAATCAGTTAGTTAAGCTATGCGAGGAGAATAAGATTCGCTCATCTAAGAAACAGGACTTGGTGAAGTATAACGGTATCAGTATCGGTACTGAATATCGTGAATCGTTGCTTGTAGAGTATATGCGATTGGAGCTGCGCAAGATAGGCGACTATCTAAGCGGTGCAGATAACCAAGGCAAAGCCTACTCTTCTATTTCATTTATGGATAGCTCTGGTAACGAGCAGCAGTGGAGAATCGAGACAATCGACCTTAAGTATAAGGAATATATCGAATCTTTAATCTCTTACGATAAGCGAGCAGAAGAAGCCTTACTATCAAGCGTTGGTTTGGATGCATCTATCACAGCGGTTAGTAAGGATGGTGTTATCAGCAAGTCGGGTTCTGACGCTTACTATAACTACCTTATCTATATAATGTCGCTCACACCAGAGGACGAGATATGCGCAGAGCCGTTTAATCTTGCTCTCAGATTGAATTTCCCAGACCTCTATAAGCAAGGCTATCGCATAGGCTTCTATCGTGAGGTTCCTCAGCGACAGGAAGAAATTGCACCGAAAGACAGACTAAATCAGCAGCAGTCATGAATATACTCGTAGACATTTTCAAGAACTTCTCCACATTCAGTCTTTATGCGCCTGGAGTGGAAACTAATATGGACCTGAATGATTTGCGTTCGTCTGGTCTTACCGCTCGTAAGCGCATCGAAACCGTAATCAGTCGTGCTGTATTCGATGAGCTTTTAAAGGAGGAAGAAAACTCTTCTCTTATGGAAGCATTGCGTGCTGCTATGGCGAACATGACCATGGCAAATCAAATCATCTTTGATAGAGTGAATCGAAGGAAGGGCGAAGTCAATGTGTATAAGTATGAGCTGGAGGCGATGAAGCGTTCTTATATGGAAAACTACTGCAATTCAATCGACACGCTTGTACAACTATTATCTGAACCTACTGAAGGTGAGATTGCAGAACTGTGGCGTAAGACACCTTACTTCCCGATCTTGGAGCGTTGCGAGATAAAGACAATGGATCAGATGGATTCAATCTATCCTATCGATGCATCTTATCTTTACTTCTTCAGAACTATACCATTGCAGAAGGAAACGCTCGATGAAGTTATGTCGATTTACTTCGAGAAACTTACAGATGACAATAGAGAGCGCATTCGTCCTATCTTATTGCTTGCCCTGGTGAAGAAGACTATTGCAAAGTCGCTCCGTAGGTTTGATATCCTCGAGTTTCCTTCGACGATTCGAAACCTCTTCGATGATAGTCACGCTGCACGCTCTGGCAAGGATGAATCCAGTGCTATCTTCGCACTTGCCGACCGCCTCGATCGTGAGGCGGAAGAACTCCTCTCGAATGCTGATACACTGCTCTCTTCTGAGGCTGTTTCTGATTTCTGCTCTAATTCAGCGTACAATCACCCTGATGATAATATTATAATGTTGCCATGATGAAGGATATCGAACTTGTATATAAAGGCGACATACATCGCATTCCTAACCGTTGGGATGCAATGAATGACAGCCAGTTCATCCGCCTTGTAGGCGACTTCCTTCGTATGGCAGCAGGCGAGTTGTCAGCTGGAGAGGTTCGGATTAACTGGTTATGCGATATCATGGGCTGGAACAAGCGCAAGTTCCATTCAGAGGAACAGATTGCTAACCTCGTCGCAATCTCTGAACAACTTACGTTTATGTTTCAAATTAACTATCCTGATAACAATAGTGTCTTGGATGGTGTCGACGAGGATACTTACGAGTTATGCCGTCGTATTGACCCTTATCGCTTGAATATTCCGCTTGCACGTGTGCTGCGCAGACTCGACTATCAATACGTAATCGACCTCTGTTTCTGTGCGCAACTTATTCCTTCTGTTCAGATTGGCGAGCGTTCTTATCCTGGTTATCGAATTGAGACGAGCTTCGGTACGCTAACCTGCTCGCTTACAGCCCTTCAGTATGTCGAGGCGCAGGGGCTTATCGAGCGAGGTGAGGAGTCGTTGCCTTTGCTCGCTGCCATTCTCTATTATCCAGAGAAGGAGTACAATTCTGAGCGTGCACACGGATTGGCTAACGACTTCGCTAAACTTCCACTCGAAACGCTTACGGCTATATCGTTTAATTTTCAAGCATTTAACAACTATCTGTTTAGTAAAACTTCATTCTCTCTGCTGTCTAAGTTTGCTCATAAACCCAAGCAGCCTATCACCACCGATGCTTCTGATGCGCTCTACGACCTCTCCAAGGAGGGGCTTGGCAACGCAAAACAGATAGAGCAGATGAACGTACTTACTTATCTGAAGGTGCTGCGCAAGAAGACTATCGATGCGGTTAAGGATATGAAGGGTTTTGGATGGGATAAATTAAAAATCAGTGAGGAGGTGGGGCTTCCTATCTCTGTAATCGATAAGATATTATGATTAAAGATCAGTTTCTCTATTTCGCACAATATCCGTCAAAAGAGGGTGTTCGTGCTATACTTACCAATGGTGCGAGTGACTTCCCTGGTTATAATGACCTTGCGGAGTCTCTTGATAAACTTTCCAATGTGTCGCGACTCCCTGAGATAGCCAACTATGTCTATGGTCAGTCGTTCGAAGAATTGAAGCAGCGCATCGATAAGTTAGTGGGGTCTTTCCTGTTCGTTGATTATGGCGAACTAAATATGTCAGCGGATGGACGCAACTCTTACCAAGTAACCCAGCGTATCGCTATCACCGTGGCAAGCAAGATGACGAACCGTGCTGACGCTGCTGAATATATGCTTGCCTCCGATTCTGCACTTCGCCTACTCTCTAAGATTCACGCTTGGATGATTGCAGATGCCGAAGAAGGCGAACTCGATTGGATATCTCGAGGCGAACTCGACAAGGCGGAGATGATTCCTTTTGTCGCTACAGAACTCTCCTCGGTTGGTTGGACCTTAATGCTCAATTGTGTTGCGCCTGACACGCTTGGAACGCACCTTTTAAGTCGGTCCTTTGCGAAACAGCCTTAAATCCTTACCTTTGTATCGTTAATAAGTTGGTAGAATTATAGTTTGATAGTTAATAGTTTTTTCAGATTGAAGATTGTTTAGGATGACGGGCTAACGCAGTGAT